ATAACCACTCGGGTCATGCTTTTGTAGTACAAAAAAATCAAATAAATGATTTAGTTAAACTACATACTTTAGGTGATGATAAATCTGAAATAGAATCTATTATAGAAACTGAAAAACCAGATATTATTCATTTCCAAGAAATACCTGAACATTTTTTACCACACCCATCTTTAGAAAGAATATTTGGAAAAGAAGATAGGAACTATAAACTTGTAGTAACTACTCATGGTTCAAAAACTGACCCAAACGAAATAAGATTTCATGCTGACAAATATATTTTAGTATCAGAATGGAGTAGAAGAAAGTTTGAACATTTAGGTATTGATACTGATGTGTGGGAATATCCAATCATAAAAAAGACTACAAACCAAAATGAAGCAAGAGAATCTTTGGGATTTGAAAAAGATTGGAAGCATGTAATTATGGTTGGTTTATTCACACCAGGAAAAAACCAAGGAGAAATTTTTAGAATTGCAAGACAATTAGAAAAATATAAAATAAAATTTCACTTCATTGGTAATCAAGCAGGAAACTTTGAAAATTATTGGAAACCTCTAATGGATAACAAACCAAATAATTGTATTGTTTGGGGAGAACGAAATGATGTTAATACTTTCTATGAAGCAGCAGACTTATTTTATTTTAGTTCAAACTTAGAACTAAACCCTTTATCAGTAAAAGAAGCATTGAGTTATGGATTACCATCTATATTTAGAAAGTTAGAAACTTACTTAGATACATACGATGATAACTCATTGGTTACTTACATAGATGATGATTTATTAAAAACAAAAAAGATAATAATTGAATTACTTAAACCAGAATTCAATGAAATACCTGGTTGGTTTTCTTATGAGAAAACTTATAAAAGAATGGTTAAGGAATTTGATGATAATTCTACATTCGTAGAACTTGGTTCTTGGATGGGTAAATCATCAAATAAAATGGCAGAGTTAATTAAAGAATCTAAAAAGAATATTAAGTTTACTACTATTGATACCTTTTCGGAATCTAAAGAAATTTCAAAACAAAATATTATAAAAGATTTTGATGGAGATGTTTATTGTGACTTTATAGATAATACACTAATTTCTAATAATAAAGATTCATTCAATGTTATAAAAGATACATCAGAAAATTCTGTAAAGTTATTTGAAAATGATTCTATTGATTTTATGATGATAGACTCTGACTATGAATCAACAAAACAAAATTTAGATTTGTGGTATCACAAAGTAAAACCAGGTGGTATCATCGCAGGTGATGACTTTAATGTATTTACTGAAGTAAACAAATCAGTTGAACAGTTTTTTTATAATCAAATTGCTATTGATGGTCATACATACTTGAGAAGAAAACCAAGGATTCAAGTTAAACACTTATTAACAAGACCTGATGATTTAAGGGAAACTATATCACAAAATTCCTTAAAACAATTGGAACGATATGGAATGGTTTACGAACCTATTATCAACGAGGTTTATGATGGGTTTCCACCAAAAGAACATTGTAGAAGACCCGAACATCTAAGTAAAGATAATAAACCCGGTGAACTTTATCCGGGTGCGGGATTGGGTTGGATTACTGGTAGACATTATGGTTGTTATCTTGCTCATAGAACTGCATTAGAAACAATTGATACTAATAACTTTGATTATACTTTGGTGTTTGAAGCAGATGGTTATTTGAGTGTAGGACTTGAAGAGTTTGTATCTATTGTACATAAAGCATGTTTTATTTCGGAGAGAGATAATGTTCCATTTATATCTTTCGCAAACAATGGTTCTCAATATAAAGAAACCATAGATGAGTTATTTACTAAGACTGGTCATAATCAAAACCTTGCTCATTGTTACCTAATACCAAATAGAGAAAAAGGTTGGTGGATGGACAGAATCAAAGATTGTGAATGGGATGTTGGTGACCTTTGGTTAAATCATGTTTTCTATACACACCCAAGACCAAGATACACTACAAATAAAGTTTACTCACTTCAAGCAGATGGGTTTTCTCTTTTAGATTTATATGATAAAAAATGGTCATAAATGATTTACGATAACATAAAAATAAATAAAAATAATATCAAAGAAATTCCAAGTGTAGATGGTGACACATTTAACATTCATTTTGTTAATGGTCCATACGCAGAAGTTGTTGGTAGTAGTGATAACGAATACTTGGTAAAGTTTGTAAACCAAAAAACTGAACAAGTTTTATATGAAAACAAACTAAAACCTGGTCATTGGGCAAAATCAAATTTTGAATATTTTATAGATTGGAGAATTGATGTTTATAAAGAAGATGAATTAGTTTATACTCATAAATTAAATTTAGAAAATAAAAGAGTATTTATTGCCTTTGATTCAAAAGCACTTGGTGATACTTTAGCATGGTTTCCATATATAGAAACTTTCAGACAAAAACATAATTGTAAGTTAACAGTATCTACTTTTCATAATCATATGTTTGAGGAATACTATCCTGAACTTGAATTTGTAAATCCTGGTTCAACCGTACATAATTTATATGCTATGTACAAGTTAGGAATTTATTATACCGAACATAATAATCCAAACCCTTTATTAAATCCAAATAACTTTTTAGAACAACCACTACAAAAAATGGGTAGTGATATTTTGGGATTAGATTATGTAGAATTAAAACCTAAAATCTCAAGTGGTGATGTGGTTAAAGATGATAAGTTAATTACAATCGCACTTCATGGAACTGCTCAACCAAAATATTGGAATAATCCAACTGGATGGCAAGAAGTGGTTGATTGGTTGAATGGTAGGGGTTATCGAGTAAAATTACTTTCAAGAGAAGAAAGTGGATACATGGGTAATTCTCATCCAAATGGTATAGAGAAACACCCACAAGGAACTTTACAATCGGTAATGAATCAAATGGAAAAGTCTAAAGCATTTATTGGTATTGGTAGTGGACTTTCTTGGTTATCTTGGGCATTGGGAACGAAGACTGTTTTAATTAGTGGTTTCTCTGAAAAATGGGCAGAGATGCAAGATTGTGTTAGAATCGGTGCTCCTCAAGGAAAATGTTCGGGTTGTTTTAATAGATATCGATTAGACGCAGGTGATTGGAATTGGTGTCCTGACCACAAGGGAACTGAAAGACAATTTGAGTGTACCAAATCAATAACTTCAGAAATAGTAATTAAAGAATTAGAAAAGTTCTTATGAAAAAAGTTTGGGTAAATGGTTGTTTTGATGTTTTACATCATGCTCATTTTAAGTTATTAGAACACGCAGCATCATTTGGTGAATTACTTATTGTGGGTATAGATTCTGATAAACGAGTTAAAGAACTTAAAGGTGATGATAGACCCTTTCATACTCAAGAAGAAAGAAAGTATAACTTAGAAAGAGTAAAGGGTGTTAAACGAGTTGTAATTTTTGATTCACCCGAAATGTTAGAAGAATTGATAAAAACATTTGAACCTGATGTATTTGTAATTGGTTCTGATTATAAAGATAAACCAATCGTTGGTGGTCAATATGCTAAGTCAATTGTGTACTTTAATAGAATAGAAAATTTTAGTACTACAAAAATATTAAGTAATGAGTAAAATATTATTAATAGGAGAACAATGTGATGATATCTTCATTTATGGAGATACACCAAGACTTTCACCCGAAGGTCCTGCTCCTGTATTTATTCCAACGAGAGAAGTTTACAATGGTGGAATGGGAATGAATGTGATGGGTAATTTAATGGCATTAGGAGTTGATGTAGATTTTGAACATCAACAATCTTCAATCACAAAGACAAGACACATTCACGAGCCATCAAACACTTTACTTCTAAGAATCGATGAAGAAAAAAATATTGATAACATAGGTGATAGATTACCTAAGTTGGATTTTTGGGAATATCAAATGGTTGTAGTTTCAGATTACAACAAAGGATTCTTAACTGAAGAAGATATAGCGTATATCGGATTCAAACACCCAAATGTAATTTGTGATACAAAGAAAAAGTTGGGTGATTGGTGTAAGGATTTACGATTCATAAAACTCAATCGAACTGAATTTGAAAATAATAAAGAATTTATTGAAGAAAACGATTGGATTTTAGAAAAGTTAATAATTACATTAGATAAAGATGGGTGTATGTACAAAGGTACATCATATCCAACTGAAAAAGTAGAGATAATGGACATCTCAGGAGCAGGTGATACTTTTGTAGCAGGATTTGTGAAAGAGTTCTTAGATTCTGAAGATGTTTCAAAATCAATACAGTTTGGTAATCGTTGTTCAACACAAGTTGTACAAAAGAGAGGTGTAACAACAATAGATTACGAAAATTTATAGTTTATATATTTATATATGAATATTCAAAAACAATTAATTAATTTATAGTCATATGGCACAAGAAACAAAACAAATTGAATTGGTAACGGTAACCTTAGAAGAGGGTGTTGTTAATCCTATTGTAGAAAAGAACAATACACTAAATCAAATGGTTAGTTCTTTTGGTCAATTGTATATTCGTGAGAAGGAATTAAATGAAGAATTGGAATTGTTACATAGTGATAGAGAAAAACTTGAGAGTGACTTCAAATCAGAAAACGAAGAAATGAGAAAAATGGTTGCAGTCCTTGAGAAGGAATACCCAAGAGGTCAATTAGACTTACAGAAAGGTACTATTACTTATAATCCTGCTATTTTAGAGCAGATTAAAAATCAACAATCTCAACAAGAGATTCCTGCGGAAGAATTACCAAAAGAATAAAATCGTATATTTATATAGTACAAACACAATAGTACTATTATAATGAACGAACTATCTCAATTCTTAGTAGAGAGTATATTAGGGGAAGCGGACAGTGTAGACACCAAAGTTGTGGTTTACTCTGGTCGCTTTCAACCTTTTCATAAGGGTCATTACGCAACCTATCAACATTTAGTAAAAAAGTTCGGAAAGAACAATGTTTACATCGGTACATCTAATAAAACCGATAATGATAAATCACCTTTCAACTTCAAAGAGAAGGTGATGATTATTACTAAGATGTTTGGAATTCCACAAAACAAAATCGTTCAAGTTAAAAATCCTTACGCACCAAAAGAAGTACTAAATAAGTTTGATAAAGATACAACGGCATTCATTACTGTTGTGGGTAAAAAAGATGCTAGTAGATTGGGTGGTAAATACTTTACACCTTATAAAGATAACTTAGATTTTGAAGGATATGAAGGTAAGGGATATGTTTATATTGCACCTCAACAATCTAATCCAATTAGTGGAACCGAAGTTCGTAAAGGATTATCATCGGGTTCAGATGAAGATAAAAAGGATTTCTTTACCAAACGAGCATATCCAAAGTTTGATAAAAAAGTATTTGATTTTATAACCAATACATTAAATGAAGAATTTACTATTCCAAAAGAGGTGGTAGAAAATTGGTTAGTTCAAAATCTTGATTTAATCAAAGAAGCATCATCAACTATGGGTAAAACCGCAGTAGATGATGGTCCAAACTTTTTATTCCCATCATATTCAACATTCGATAGAGTTTCTCAAAAGAGGGCAGAAGAAATAGGATATAGTGTTTTATCTCAAATTATGAGTGATGAACTTACCGATATCGACCCACATCCAATTTATCCTGATGGACCTGTAAAGGCAGTAACCCCATACCCCGCAGGTGTTGCAGGTAAAACAACTGCAACTAACCAAAAAGATTTCTATGGTTCTAACGCATACAATAAATGGTTCAAGCATGTAACGAGAGTTGCTGGATTAGTTGGTTATTCACTTGTTGACTTTATTGATATTGAAAATGATAGAGAAGAATCATTAAAAGATTTGAATAAAGAAAAGGGAGAAGTTGGGAAATCACTACATGAAACATATAAGACCACAAATATAGATACAACTATTAATTGTGAAAAATGTAGTCATAGTTGGGAAATTGATATTAATGATACCGAAAAATATCTATGCCACAATTGTGGATTTGATAACCAATCAAAACAATACAATCTACCAGCATTAGAACAATGGAAAAAATCTCAAAATATAAATGAGGACATCAATCTTCCAGTAAATGTAGGTGATACTATCTTAACAGGTAGATTCAAAAACAAAAAGACAGTTGTTAAATCAATTGGTAAAGATGAGTATGGGATGCCAACAATCAATGGTAGAAAGGTTGTAAACTTTAGAATCTTAAAAGAGGGTACAATCAATGAAATCCCAATGGCAGATTTAGTAAAGATTGACCAATATGCAGATAAACAACTTAATCCAGTTGATGTGGTTTTAACTGATAAACATTTCTTTGATAGATTAACTGACCCAAGAAATAAGAAACCAATATCATCAGCAGAACTAATCGGATTTTTCAAAAGATTAGGAAAGAAGAAAAAAGAATTTGTTAATTTCCTTAACTTATATGGACAAATCGTAGCAAAAGATAATAGAAGTAAAATCAACATTCCGTTTATGAAGCAGGCAAATAAAGTGATTGCCAAAACGGTAATGAGAAAAGATGATTTCAAAACTTCTTCTCCCGAATACAAATTCGAACAATTAGCAAAAGGTATGGATATCTACGATATTGCAAATATGCATAAAGTAGATATTGATGATTTAGATAAAGAATTACAAATGGGTATTAATGTAGAAATGGAACACACTTCTGACAAGAGTGTAGCAGAAAAAATAGCATTAGACCATTTATACGAAGACCCAAAATACTATACTAAACTTTCTACTATTGAAGATGTAAATGAAAATAATGATTCTTTTAATGATTTTGCGAAAGGTAGAGGAGATGGTGCAGGAAAAATATCTAATAATGCAAAAGAGAAAGGTGGTGATTCACTTTTAACACACCATCACTTTGATGTAAAACTTCCTTACTATGAAAAAGCATCAAGAGGTGAGTTTGATTTAGAACAAGCAAAAAAAGAATTCAAAGATACCCACCAAAAAATTAATTTCGATATGGAAGATATTGATTTCCAAGAAGAAATGGGTAGACTTGAAGTTTTAGGTGAACTGATTATAAAATATAGTTCATTGAAAGAATATGTAATGTTCAAGAGTAATATACAATCAACTCCTCCTAAAAGAGGATTAGGTGATGAAATTGATGAAGTAACACCACATGGTTATCCAGACCAAAAGTGGATTGATAATCACAACAAAGAATTAAAGAGATTAAGAAAGAAATTCGATAAAGAAAAAGTAAACGAATCACTACTAATAGAAGGTCAAATAGATTCGGGTGAACCTGAAACGGGATACTTACCCGATGGTAAAAAAAGAAAGTTAGGTAAACGAAGTGGTAGACCCGAATATTGGTTTGACCAATTGGGATTTACTCAAATGGACTTTCCTAAAGCAGATAGAATGAGAGGGAAAGGTAAGGGCAAAGATACTGAATCTGCATTTAGAAAAGTAACATATAAAACTAAAAATGTAAAAGTAAGTAAGTTAAAAGATTCACTAAAACCAGTTGGTTCTGATGAGTGGATAGAATATGTTAATGAGGGTTTATTAACAGAGGGAGGTGCTTATGGACATATGAATCACCCATTCGATACTGAAATAAACTTAACTTTCGGACAATTAAAAGATATTGTAAATCGTGCTTTAGAAGGGAACTTGGAATTAGCAAGAGAAAAGACCGATGGACAAGCATTAGCAGTTAGTTGGAGAGATGGAAGATTAGTTGCAGCAAGAAACAAAGGTCATTTGAAAAACAAAGGGGAGAATGCTTTAGATATCAATGGTGTAGCAATGAAGTTTGCGGGTAGAGGAGAATTGGAAAAGGCATACAACTTCGCAATGAAAGATTTAACCCAAGCTATTTCAAAACTTTCGGAGAAACAAAGAGAGAAAATCTTCAAAGGTGGAGCATGTTTTATGAATTTAGAAGTTATCTATCCAACTTCTGTTAATGTAATACCTTATGGTCAAGCACTACTTGTATTTCATGGGACTATGGAATATAACGAGGAAGGAGTTGCCATTGGAGAAAATCAGGAAGCGGCAAGAATCCTTGCGGGAATGATTAAACAAGTGAATGCAGATGTTCAATCCGCATATACAATCCAAGGACCTCCAATCAACGAATTACCAAAATCGAAAGATTTAACAAAACTAAAAGGAAAGTACAATTCACAAATCTCAAAACTTCAATCTAAGTTTAAGTTGAAAGATAATGATGGAATCGCAGATTACCACCAAGCATTTTGGATGGATTTCGTAACTAAGAAATCACCAACTAAATTAGATAATAGAACTCTAATGGGATTGGTGAAGAGATGGGCATTCTACGATAAATCATTCAGATTAGATAAGAAGAATTTACCTGATGAAAAAACCTTAGAGTGGGCAAAGGGAATTGATAAGAATGACCATGCTAAAATGGCAAAGGATAATATCAGACCATTCGAAGATATCTTCTTAGGTATCGGTGCAGATATCCTATCCTTTATGAGTTCGGTTCTTGCAGCAAATCCTGATAAAGCAGTTAGGGATATGAAGAAGAGGTTAGACCAAACTATTAAAGATGTAAGAAAATCAGGTGACCCAAAAAAGATTGCTAAACTTAAATTAGAGTTAGAACGATTAAACGCAATTGGTGGGAAAGATAAAATTGTACCAAATGAGGGAATTGTATTCGTATATGGTGGAAAAACTTTCAAACTAACTGGAACCTTCGCACCTCTCAATCAGATTCTTGGGTTATTTTACGAATAGTAAAAAACTTAATACTTATATATACAGATATATAAGTTACGATTTATGAGTGAGAAAAAATTCAATAAAAAATTCATGCACCCAACTCGTAGGAAGTTGGTAGATATGGTTCACAATGGTGAATACCAAAAAGATACTCAAATTTCTCTTTCTGATGTAAAAGAACAAACTAAACGAAATATTGGTGATGTTTGGGAAGAAAATGGTGTGATTTGGGAACAAAAGTCTTATGGTAGGGTAAAACAATCAAGAGCATCATCTGAGTTATCAAAAGTAAGACAATACTTAGAAGAAAAGTCTAAGTGTAGAGCAACTGATTGTGATTCCAAAAAATACTCTAACTCTGATAAAACTTTAATAAGTAAAACAGGATTTTGTTCTGTTTGTTTATCTAAACGAGAACAAATTATAAAATTAGATGGTTTGTGGAAAGAGTATGAGGAATATAAGATATACTCAAATATGGTAGCACATGGAACGGATGTTTTACAAAAATGGAATCAAGCATTGAATGAAGTCAAAAATATTCATGAATATGTAAATGATGATGGTTCACTTGAAAAGTGGTCATCAAACGAAGATGTTCAGACATTACGAGAACAAATCGAAAAAGACATTGAAAGTGGTAAGAAAGAACTTACCGAAGTTATTGAAAAGAGAAACTCGGCATACGAACTCTTAAAACACAAAAATTACGAATTAGTACAACCTTTGTAAAATGAATAATAGTAATACAAAAATATATTTAATATTGATTGTAATCTTAGGATTTGTAGGTTATAATCTAATGGTAATGCACGATATCCAAACGGATGTTGCTGCATTCGATGAAAAGATTGAAGAGATTCAAAGTGATATTGATTCAATCGCAATTGCCAACGATGAGTTGGATATGAAAATAGAATCGTTACATTCAGAGATAGAACTAATCGATAGTGATATTGATAAAGTACAAAATAATATTACTACGATAAAAAACAAAACGAATGAAAAAGTTAATAATGTTGATGTTCTTACTTTCAACGAGCTTGTCAAGTTTTTCACAGACCGTTACGGAGAGGGACTCGGTGGTGAAACTAAAAGTTCCGATAGTAAGACTGGTAATTAAGGATTTAGTAACTTTTGATGGTCTTAAACTTCAATTAGTTGAAACCAAAGAGTTATTAAGATTATCTAATGATAAACTTGTATTAAAGGATAGTGTAATTACTAATCTGAACGGTAAGGTACTAAACTTAGAGGGTATCATTCAGAAAAAAGATGAACAATTTGGTTTAGAAAGTCAAAAGTCTAAAGAATTAGAAAAAGAATTAAAAAGACAAAAGAGAAATACCTTCCTATGGAAGTTAGGAACTTTAGCAGGTGGAGCACTTGCACTATTCTTTGCAGCAGGTGGATAATTGATTTATGGCACAGAAAAAAACATTAAAAGAAATTATAAAGGAAGAGTACCAGAAGTGTGCATCAGACCCTATATACTTTATGAAAAAGTATTGTATGATACAACACCCTGTTCGTGGTAAAATTCCTTTTCACCTATACCCATTCCAAGAAGAAACTTTAGACCAATTCGCAGAACACAGATATAATATCATTCTTAAATCAAGACAAACCGGTATATCTACTTTAACTGCAGGGTTCTCTTTGTGGAAAATGTTATTCAATCAAGATTTTAATGTTCTTGTAATCGCAACTAAACAAGAGGTTGCTAAAAACTTGGTAACAAAGGTTCGAGTAATGAATCAATATTTACCAAGTTGGTTAAAATTAACAACCATAGAAGATAACAAATTATCACTTCGTTATTCCAATGGTTCTCAAATTAAAGCAACATCAGCAGCAGGAGATGCTGGTCGTTCTGAAGCACTATCCCTATTGGTATTTGATGAGGCAGCATTTATCGATAAGATTGAAGAGATTTGGGTATCTGCACAATCTACACTTTCAACGGGTGGTAATGCAATTATCTTATCAACTCCAAATGGTGTAGGTAACTTCTTTCACAAAACTTGGGTAGGTTCTGAAGAGGGAACAAATGGATTTAATCATATTAGACTACATTGGTCAGTTCATCCTGAAAGAGACCAAAGTTGGAGAGATGAGCAAGAAACATTATTAGGACCTAAAGGAGCAGCACAAGAATGTGATTGTGATTTTGTATCTTCTGGAGATTCCGTAATCGAACCACAAATACTTCAGTTCTATAAAGAAACTTATGTACAAGAACCGTTAGAGAAAACTGGATTTGATGGTAACTTATGGAAATGGCAGTTTCCGGATTATACAAAATCTTATATGGTAGTTGCCGATGTCGCGAGAGGTGATTCATCGGATTACTCTGCTGCTCATGTAATTGATGTAGAAGATTCGGAACAAGTTGCAGAATACAGAGGTAAGTTAGATACCAAAGATTTTGGAAACTTCTTAGTAGCATTAGCAACTGAATATAATAACGCACTATTAGTAATTGAAAATGCAAATATTGGTTGGGCATGTATTCAACAAGTTATTGATAGAAACTATCCTAACTTATACTACATGAGTAAAGATTTGAAATATGTAGATGTTGAAAATCAACTTTCAAATAAATATAGAGCACAAGATAGGGGTATGGTTGCTGGATTCTCAACAACGGCAAGAACTCGACCTCTAATCATTTCTAAGTTAGAAGAGTATGTAAGGGAAAAATCAATCATCATTCGTTCAATCAGAACAATTGAAGAACTATTTACATTTATATGGTTAAATGGTAGAGCAGAGGCAATGAGGGGATATAACGATGACCTTACAATGTCTCTTGCGATTTCATTGTGGGTAAGAGATACCGCACTTCGTTTAAGACAAGAGGGTATTGACTTGACTAAACAAGCAATTAACAGTATTTCATCTTATACTTATAGTGGGGTATATGGTGGAAATGATAACGATGAAAACCCTTGGCAAATGCAAATCGGAGATGACTCTGAAGATTTAACTAAATGGTTATAAAATAAAAATTTTATATTTATACAGTATAGGTTAATTATAAGAACTAAGCATGGAAAATTATTCTGAAGAACTTTACAAAGAATTCAAGTCATTTTTAGATGAAGGTATCGAAGAGTATGATGTAGAAAACTACCACGATTTGAAAGAGTTTATCCAATTTCTAAAAAACATGAAAGAGGATGTTAATGAAGCAGAATATCAAGGTAGGGAAGTAAAACTTAATAAACCTATGCAGGGTGACGTTAAGAAGTTCAAAGTATATGTTAAAAATCCAAAGGGAAATGTTGTAAAGGTTAACTTCGGACATGGTGGTTCATCTGCAAAAAAAGCAGGTGAAGAAACCATGAAGATAAAGAAGGACAATCCTGAAAGAAAAAAAGCATTTAGAGCAAGACACAACTGTGATAGTCCTGGTCCAAGACATAAGGCAAGGTATTGGAGTTGTAAAGCATGGTAAATAAATAAAGGTTATAAAATAAGGAAACAAAATGGCAGAACAAAACAATAGTTCATTTTTTAATCGATTAACGAAACTCTTTTCTACCCAAGCAATCGTAAAGGTTGACAAGGATGGAAAGAGAAAAGTTGTTGATATAGATGATAGGCAACAAGGTGGTACTAACCTTATGAACATAAGAGATAGGTACACTAAACTACAAAGGTCTTTTTATGGAGACCAGATGGCAGCTCAATCGATGGCATACCATCAAGTTCGTAGAGAATTGTTCAGAGATTATGATGCGATGGATAATGACCCAATTATCTCATCAGCATTAGATATCTACGCAGATGAATGTACACTTAAAAACGAATTCGGTGAAGTTGTACAAATCAAATCAAAAAACGAAAAAATAAAAGAAATCTTAGAAAACCTTTTCTATGATATTCTTAATATTGAGTTCAACCTTTGGTCTTGGACAAGAAATATGGTTAAGTATGGTGATTTCTTTTTACTACAAGAAATACAACCAGGTGTTGGTATTATAAATGTAAGACCACTTCCAGTTTATGAATTAGAAAGAATAGAAAATACTGACCCAAACAATTCAAATTATGTAAAGTTCAAATTAAACCATGACCCCGCAGGAAAAGGTGAGTATGAGAATTATGAAGTAGTACACTTTAGATTATTATCAGATACAAACTTTCTTCCTTATGGAAAGGCCATGATTGAAAATGGTAGAAGAATTTGGAAACAAGTTTCTCTTATGGAAGATGCTATGTTAATTCATAGAATTATGAGAGCACCCGATAAGAGAGTTTTCAAAATCGATATTGGTAATATTCCACCACAAGAAGTTGATAACTATATGCAGAAGATTATCACCAAAATGAAGAAAACTCCATTTGTGG